TGTGCATAAATGACGTAACCCTGTGCGACGCGCTGGACTACCTGTATGCCGTAAGCCTTGCCCCATGTAGCAGTTGTGATAAATCCGTCAGCTACGGCCAGTACAGGTGTGCCTACAGGTACAGCAAAATCAACACCTGTGTGGTAACCCTTGGACCAGTGTTTGCCTAGTTTCTTGTAGGCCGTACTGATCTTGCCATTCTTAATTGGTAATGGCATTACTCAACTACCGGGCATGGCTCGTCAGTCTTTACTGCATCTGTGTAAGCAAAGCATGCACCGCACATCACTGGACTTGTTGGGTCTAACATTCTGACAGGTTCTGTATTGTAAACACAGCCCTCAGTTGAGCAGGTAAAAATCCAAATCATTAGGCTGCCTCGTATGCTGTGAAAAATGAAAATGATGAACCACTAGCCCATGTGCCGGGTACTGTTGAGCTGGTGTTCTGATTAGTAACATAAGTACCGCTGGCTAACAATGTGTATAAATCCATTTGTGTAGCCGAGCTTGGGGCGATTACGCCAGTTGCAGCTACGCCGCCAGCACTTAATTTACATACTCCTTGTACGTTTACATAATCGCTTGTGCCTGTTATTGGCAATGATATTCCGATTCTGCCTGTAACTGATGAGGTTGTTCCCAAAGTTACGTTCACTTTGACGTTTACTATCTTGCCCAATTTGGAATATTTAGCAACATTTATTGTGCCATTGCCTAATGTGAAGTTACTAAATGTTGGTGTGTATGACGTCCAAGCCAAAAGGCCAGTGCCTACGGATGTGTCAATGTCATCTGCCAATGCTTGAATAGCAGTAGCACCGTCTTTAACGTAGTCAGTGCTGGTTGGGTAATCCCAACCATTGTTAGTTGTCGTGCCGGCCATTTATAAATCCTCCCATTGGATACTTGCATTATACGTTGCCCAGTCTTGTGTTGGTGGGACTTGATACCACACAATGCTGGAATATGTCTCTGAATAAGCCGAGCAAGTAAGTTCAAGCTCGGCTGTGTACCTTGTCAAGTTCCATGTGTAACCCTCGACAAAGCCATCAAAGTCTGTGCCAAATACTGCTGGCAATGCAGTTGTGCTTACCCGTAGGCCGTTGTATACGGCACATAAGGCATCTCTGGTTGCATCACTTACAGTTGGTGAATGCAATGGCACTGTTAAAGTCTCTGGGTATGTTCGTGGGTATGCCCTTGACATAATGAAATCATCTGCCTGTGTTTGAGCATCTGCCAAGTTGTGTAACACAGTTTCCCGAGTGCCTGATAGTTGGCCATAAAGAATAATTGATTGCTCGTCACGCGCTTCGACTGTTCCAGCCCGGTATGTCACTAAAGCATGATTTACAATTTCGCCTACTTGAGCTGCACTGCGTAACCCTCGCGCAAGTAAATCATCAGCAGTTAATACAAGTGGTGTGGCAAGTGATCGCGCCAAGTAATCGTCATAGTGCAGGTCACCATCGCCACCCTCCCACAAGACACCACGCCCAGAGTTGGCTGCAATGCTGGCGAGTGAATAGGCATCGGTTTCGCCATCGTTGTATTCCTCAAGTTCGTATTGTCCGGGTGTGTCAATATTGCTGACCAAGTTATCAACCAAGGCTTGACCTACGGCATCGTAACTGGCCCATGTGGTGTCATTTGGTACACCTGACCAAGTAAGAGTTGGCGCGACATCATCCCATTCGGTCAAAAAGGCTTCACTAAGGATGTTCAAGATTCGTGTGCCGTCACCTTGCTTGGCAAAGTTAGCCGCCCCAACCAGTCGGCGGTTTAGAGCTGCTAAAGGCCCAACGGCTGTGATGGAATAGCGAGCAATCGAGCCATCTGACCCATAGGCATCAATGCTGATGTCGATGTCCGAGATCGTGCCATAAAAGATTTCCTGTGTGCCTGATGTTCCCTTGTCAATGGCAACTGACACCGACTGGCTCAAAGCCACATTCAATGGCTCACTCGCATCAGTCCAGAGTTCAATGGATGCATAGCCCGGTTGCGGTTGCTCGGTTACGTCATAACGCCCGTTGGTGATCCTGATGGTGCTAATTGTGTTATCTGCGTATGTGTTTGTACCTGCAAAAGTTACTGTTGGGTATGGCTCATAATCGGTCACAATGAGCCGCCGTTTAGATTCACTGCACCTGTTCGGCGTGATGAAGTTTGCATAACCTTTTCAATACTTCGGCGGGCAGACTCACCATCCACAACACCATTCATAATGATAGTTGTGCCGCCAAGGTTGCGTGATGTTCCACCGCCAGCCTTGCTGTTGTTAAATAGCGGTGTCGTATCTGTTCCAGCCGGGCCAAAACGTTCGCCTACACCCATGCCAAGATCAAGCAGATCAAGCGCACCTGCGCCAAGTGCCTTCAGACCCTTAAACGCACTAGCAATGAGGTTGATGGCCTTGGCTACATTCTCCAAAGCGTTGGCAAACGTTGTCAATTTTTCGTTGCCTGTACCCTCGCCAGTTAGTGCATCGAACACATTGCCAAAAGCATCGGCCAAAGCCTTTAGTGATCCACCCAAACTAGATGCCCCTGTGTTGCCTAGATCGCCGCTAAGTTCTCTAGCCCTTGCAGATAATCCATCTTTATCCTCGCCGCTAAATCCTTTAGCAACTAAAACAACGTTTTTTAATAAGTCTTTAAGTTTAGGAATTAACTTTGCGCCGAGGTCCTCTTGGATCTCGCCAAAAGTTTCTTTTAGAATTGCCAACTGGCCAGCAAAGGTTTCGGTGTTGGCCTTGGCTGATCCGCCAAAGGTGTCGGTCAGCTGCTTTGTTAAGGCATCAAAGTCTTTGGTCTTGACTATGTTTTCATCTAATGGAATGCCCAACTTCTTTAGGGCTGCAAAATTGCCTGTGTATGCCTTACCAAGTGCAAGGCTTACGCCCTCTAAATCTTTGCCAGTAGCCGCGCTGATGTCTATGGCTATGTTGTTTAGTTTCTGGGCTTGGGTTATGTCCCCTGTGGCTCGGGCTAAGTTGGCAAGTGCCGGGCGCAATTTGGTGTCAGCAATGCCAAAGGAAATTTGCTGTTTCTTGATGTAGTCCTCGGTGGCCTTGATCTGATCGTCAGTTGCACCAGTTGTATTCTTTAAGGCTTGTGCCAGTTTCTTTTGCGATAGTTCATCCTCTACAGCGGCCTTGACACCATCCACACCCAACTTGAGTGCATACGCGCCGGCAGCTACGCCAGCGATGGCAAAAGACTTAGCCATAGCCTTTGAGTATTTCCCAATGGATGAGCTAAAATTCTTTGTGCCTTTGTCGGCCTTGTCCATTCCTGCAAGAAACTTGTTTACATCTGCAAGTAGGGACAGTTTAAGTGTGCGTGTATCAGCCATTATGAGTTCCTTGCCCAGATGTCTAATACCTTGACACAGGCTTCTTGCCAGCGTTTCTTAATCGTAGGTTGCATAACCTTAAGAGTTGGGAAAATCCAATAACCTGTGTTGCCCCGACCCTCTCGGGGTGATCGGGCTGGAAATCTGTAACCACCATTTGGAAATCCTGACACGCTTTTGCGGTATTCTGGCGATCCGCCAAACTCATTACCAAATAACAATTGGCCAGCATTTGCCCCACCTGATGCGCGACCCTTTGAGCCACCTACATAGATAGTTGGCACTCGATCTCTGGCTGGCTTGATTGTGGCTGCAACGATGGCGGCCTGTGCCGGGAATCTTGCGCCAACATAGGCTGAAGTTTTGATGCCACCTGCAACCCATGAGCTGATTGAGTAAACATCATTCTTTAATTGAGCCTGTGATGCTTTATCCATTGCGCTTAAGGCTTTAAGTAATCCGCGATAATCTCCGAGATCAGGCTTAATTGTGATTTTAGTTCTACCCTCGGCCATTCCCATTCCTTTCGATTATCAGCGTAATTGCTGTGTTGATGTCTGCGAGCGACCAGTCCATAAGATCATTCAGGGGTATGCCGGTGGATACTGCTATCCGCACTAGCGCATCCCTTAGTTCTCTTTTGGGCTTTCCTCAACCACCTCAAAGCCCTCAAACTCATTAGTGACCCATGATTGCTGATTGGGCAATTTGGTGTGACCTGCTGCCTTGGCTGCTTTGTAAAGCATACAAGTGATGACATCCAATGATCCTTGGCTCATCTTTTCAGCTGCTTGAGTGACTGTGTATCCAAGATCACGTTCAATCTCGATCCACATCCATGTTGATTCATCGCTCACTATGTAGTTATTGCCCTGTTTTGTTTTGATTGTGTATTGCATAATGGTTGCCCTGTTCCTTTTCGTTAGGCTCTTGAAACTGATCCATCCTCAACAACAAAGCTGAGTGAGGTTGTTAATACATCTGTAGCTGCGCCACCGACTGTTGGGAATACCGGGAATAGGTTGCCAGTAAATGTGTCACCGTTGACATCGAAGCTGAAAGCCAGCGATGTGTCTGGAGAGGCTTTGGCTGCATCCCATAACGCGCTGATGATGCCAGCGGATGATGTGTCATCTAGGTAAAGTTCCACATTTAGTGTTCCAGTGCGGTCTACAGTCTTGTAGGCACGGCCCGAAAGTAC